ATAAAGAACAATGGAAGATCTATTCAATCTCAATCCAGATGATTTCTCAGGTAAATCATCTTCTGCCGCCCGCAAGACGGACGACAACATCTACAATCCAGGCCCAGACCAAGGCCAAAATGGAATCTACAAATCGGTAATCCGTTTTATTCCATGGGTAGGAGACCCATCAAAGAGCAAGTACAAAAAGTACGCTGCTAAATTAGTTAACCCATTAACGAATGAGCGTCTAATCGTAGACTGTCCATCAACTAATGGAGGACCTTCAATTCTTTGGTCTCTTGACTTAGAATTGAAAAAATTAGCAAACGAAGAGCCAACTGTAGTTGAAGAAATTCGCAAGTATTTCAATCGTTACTACAATTACTACTCTTGCGTTTACATCAAGAAAGATCCTCAATTCCCAGCGAATGAAGGCAAAATCAAAGTTTATTCTTACGGATACACTATTGACAACTTGATCCAACAAGAGATCAATCCAGAAGCAGAGTTAGTTACGACTCAGAAAATCAATCCATTCTCTTTGACGCAAGGAAAAGATTTCGTATTGGTGATCAAGCGTAAAACAAAAGCATGGAGAGATTTTAGCTCAAGCAAATTCATGAGCGAAGTAAGTCCATTAATCATCACTCACAATGGCAAAGAAATCCCAGTATCAAATGATCCAAAAGTAATGGGATTTGTGTCTGAATATTTCAAAAAGAATTCACCAGACTTAAGTCAATACTTCTACAAAGAATGGACAGATGCAGAATACGAAAAAGTTGCAGAGTTTATCAAAGCAATCGTTCCGTACAAGCAAATCATTGATAACTTGGTTAGCAACTTGAAAGATGAGAAAATGAAGAAATACTTCACTAACTCTAAACCAGTTTCTCGCACAGTTGCACCGGCCGGCGAAGACTTAGAGTTTACTCCAGCTCCAGCTCAAACCAAAAGTGCAAGCGTATCAGTTGACTTAGACATGGATTTCGATTCTACGCCAGCTCCTGCTCCAGCTAAGGCTGCTGCAAAACCGGCTGATGACTTAGACGATCTTTTTGCAGACCTTTAAAAATAACTGAATATCATGTCAGAAAACACAGAACAAATAACCGAGATTGAAGACGTTGCTCAACAAGAGGCAATCGCTGAACCGAAACCGCCAATGGCAACATTGTTAGGCTCAATCAGCTACGAGAACCATAAAGATTACGAAAATTTTCTTAATGGCTTAACTCTTGAGCACGCTGCAATCGTGCTAATCTCAGCGGCAAATTACGCTCACACAAAGGGTGCATTTTCGCTGGATGAGTCTGAGCTAATTGCGAAAGCAATCAAGCGAATGACAACGAAGCCTGAGAACGACTCAGCTTCGAATACTGAACCTCAAACTGAGCAATAAAAATGAATATAGTAATCGACGGTAATGCTTTTCTAAACGTTGCGACAAGTATCGTTAAGAACATCCTCTCTGCAGATAAGCGTATCGGCGAGAAATACTATGTGTCAGATTTATTATCAGATGAAGAATTCATTCTCAAACAGGCAAGCAAAGATGCTTTTAGATCGTTCTCTCTGAATTATTTAGGAAGCATCTTTGCACCGTTTAAGGATAACATTACGTCAGTATTTTTTGTATTCGACTCTAAGAGCTGGAGAAAGAAATTTATCAAAGAACATTTTGCGGAGCACGGTGAAGGCGACTTCAGCTACAAAGGCCAACGTAAGTATGATGACAAAATCTATCTGTTTTTTGATTATTTCCAAAATGATATTCTTCCCACTCTAACTGACGAATACGGTATTCTAGCAAACCGAGTACAAGGAGCCGAGGGCGATGACCTAATTGCTTACATCTGCGAAAATCTTAAAGAAGATATCTGCATCTGGTCAGTTGATAAAGATTTAACTCAATTACTAGAGAGCCGTGACCGTAAAGTTATTCTGCTAATGCCTAAACAGCAAACCAAATTTAAAAAGGTTTACACAACAGAAGATTTCGATTCTCAGCCAGTTCAACCGGATATTGACCTATTTAATTTTGAAATGGGATCGATAGACAACTCAACGGTTGCAAATGTTATCAATGATCTAGTTAAAAAAGACTATCAACATTTTAAGATAGATCCAGCACTAGACGTCTTAACTAAAGTAATTGCAGGTGATCAATCTGACAATATTCCAAGATCTCATCCTAAACTAACTGCATCAAAGGTAACTAGAGTAATTGAGTTAATGAGAGAACGTGCAGACTGGCCGTCTATTAAATATCTAATAGACCAGAATGATTCTGGGTTCATGGAAGCATTGAATGATGTAATATGTGAAGTGCTAAAGATAAGTGATTCTGGTGAAAGCCTGACGATCAGAAACAACCTAAGCCGTAATCGTACAATAATTCGATTAAGCACAGCGGTATTTCCACAGGAAATCACAGAGGCTATTGCAAACTCCGTTAAACTTGAAAACCGTAGACGTTTTAACTATTTTAAATTTAAAAAAACATATAAGAGCTAATGAGCGAAAATAAAGAATTTACACCGTTATTCGAAAGAGTCCTAATTAAGCCGGACAGTGTCGAAACCAAAACAGAGACAGGCATCATCTTACCAGTTGAGTCCCGTAAACGTCCAAATACAGGCATTGTTATTTCGCTAGGTCACCTAGTTTCAGATAACTCAAAATGCCCAGTAAAAGAAGGCGACCGCGTTTTATACCAGAGATACTCTGGCTTAGATGTGAAAGTAAATGGCGAAGCGCATCATTTAGTTATGGCCAACGATTTAGTTGGAATTATAAATAATAATGCAAATAGCACAATTGAAATCGCAGACTATGCTTAAGAAATTCTCACAATTCATTAATGAAAAACGCGGCGGAACTAAACAGATCTTCTGTGATCTAGACGGAGTTATCGTTGATTTCAATCGAGGTTTTAAAAACATTGAAGCAAACGACGATAAGCTGACTCCTGAAAAATACAATGACAAGCACGGTAAGCATTCCATGTGGAAAATTGTAGATCCGGAAGGCGAAAAGTTTTGGGCAAGATTAAAGTGGATGAAAGATGGTAGAGAGTTATGGGATTACCTATCTCAATATGACCCAATCATTCTGTCTTCACCTAGTCGTAGCAAACACTCAATTCCAGGTAAAATGGAATGGATTAAGAGAAATCTTGGAATAAATCAAGCCAAACCAACTACATCAGCATCAGATTGGGATCCAGCTAGTCGAATCATCTTAAGTTCAGACAAATTCAAATTTGCAAGATCCAAAGACGATATCCTAATTGACGATACTCGTGCTAAGTTGGACAAATGGACAGCCGCTGGTGGAACAGGTATATTCCACAACGATGCAACTGATACAATTCGAGTTCTCGAGGAAATCTTTACGAAAAAC